ACATAGGCATGCGCAAATCCATTTTCCAGCGGATGCGTTTGCAGCCATTTTTTGTAAAACGCTGCGTTTGCATTTTGTGATCCTGCATCGTTGTGAATAAAAATTCCTCTCGGATTTCCACCTCTAAGTCCTGCTACTCCTCTACAAATACTCATGTTCTTCTCCTTTCTTCCGGCATTTGCACCGGTGCAAAAAATATTTTTTGTATAAAAAGAACACCTACCATTTCTGATAGATGTTCTGATTATCGTTATGCTGTTTTAAGCCATCTTCTTTTTTCGCACAATTTTTTTCTAATACGAATAATCTCGTTTAAAAATGTAAAAAATCTCATTCCCATTTTCATAGATTCATCAGTTATCTTACTTCTATCCCGATTATCTAATTCCAAATATAATAATGTCGATTCCTTCAATATCTCAAAATTCGGATTGCCTTCATTTAATACAAGCAAATCTCTCTGATGTAAATAAAAAATATTCACCTTTTCCGCCTTACAATACTTTAAAATGTATAATGGAATATCTTCTTTGGAACAGGACGCAATACCGTATTCTGCATTGATTATTTTTATTGACGCTCCCATCTTACGCCACCTCCTGATACACAACTTTGCATTTATTGATATTACCATTTGATAGCCGATACTCAATCATAGTAGGATAACCGTTCTCTTCAAGCCATTCCTTTGCTTTTTGTAATACAGAATCCTTGTACTGCACTGTGACACCATCATGCCCATTTCTACTATAAGCAGTTTTTACAATCTCTTCTGTGAAAACATCCAGCTTCTGAATGATTGCGCTCATGGCTTTATCATGTGGTCTTCCACTCTCAGAGAAAATACCGAGTTCTTTTGCCATTGTAGTACAATCCCACAACTTAGGTACATCGGAAAGTACTGGAACTTTAACTGGATAACCATTATCTGAATAAATGCGAACAATCTCTGCTGCTATGTACTTGGAATCTACCCCTGCATCATGAAGAGCACCTTTGATGTTCTTTACCATTTGATTTACTGATGGAAGTTTTTCCTTCTTGTCTTCTTTCTTCTTTGGCACTTCATAATATCCTGTTTTACGGAGGGTTGGAAGAACCTCGTCTGTAACCCAGTCTGTAAATTTTTCTGCATCGGGTTTACGACTCTTAAATACCAACTTATATACTCCACTTTCTGTGAGAAAATTCTCACCCGCGTTATTCAATTTTCGGAAGTCGGTTAAACCGACATCTGAATTTTTCACCTTGATAACTTGCTTTTTATTCATTTTACTCATGTGGTCTTTGACTGTGCTCATTGCCATATCTAAACACGCGCCAACGTGATAAGGATTAAATAAAACTTCTCCATTCAGTTCAAACGCTTCTACTTCATGTCCTTCAAAAATCATCAACTCATTCATAATAAAAACTCCTTTCAAATTCGTTCTTGAAAGAAGCCTCATTCTGCATTATAATATTTACAGAAGGAAACTTCTTAGTTGAAGTACTCGGTTGTCTTGGTAGGATTGCGAGTACTTCTTATTTTTTTAGTTCTTCGTCGATTTTTTCATTAAGCCATTCTGATTTCGTCTTTTTCTGTTCAGATAATCTTTGTTCAAATTTCAACATTTTTTCTTTTTCCACAGCTACGCTAAACGTTTTTTGTTTTTCTCTTCTGGCTTTCATGTAATCGGCTCTACTTTTCTCCGCGATTATTCTCACCTCTTTTCGTTACGCGTTACATGTAATACACCATTGTTACGCGTAAAGTTCAAGAGGTTTTTCAAAATTTTTCCATCCTACCTATGGAATTAAAAAGAGGGCGATCACTCGCCCTCTGAATCTCCATCTTTATTTACGACCTTGTCTGCAACCTCTAAACCTTTAATCAATATAATCGGCACGTTAAATCCAGCTTCTACGAAATTTTCCAAAATCGAGCGAATCTCATTTATAAGCAAGCTGGCCAGTACGAACCATCCAAGCAATGTAGTGATCCCTAAATCTACCGATCTCGATAAAGATTGCCGATGCCCCAAACGCAACCATAATCATAAGCCAGTACCCCAACTTCTTAAGGACGCCTTTCCAGCCTCTGACAGAGTTTTCTTTGTTGGCCATCTTGCTCTTCATCCACCCGGTTATCCAGTCTGCTACATTAAGTAGCAAAAAGGCTGCAAATAAGATCCAGTGCTCTCCTAATATGTAGGACAACACCGCCACAATCGCTCCTGCAATCGCATTGTATCCGTCAATAATTGCTTCTGCATAATTCATTTTCATATTCCTCACTTTCCTTTCTCGTTATGCAACTTCTTTCCAGAGACTCTCGGATCCAACTGCACCCGGTTCCCACACATTGCTGTCTACAAGAGACTCCCACGTTTTCCCTTTATGTGTTACCCTATCACCTTTTTTGTATGGGTTTGTGCTGTTTGGCTGCTCCCACGGCAATACTTTTCCAGTCGGATCTGTAAGCACCTTAGCATATAAACTTGAGGCGGTGTCCGGCGCCCAGTCCGCTTGAGATGTATGGTTTTGGAGTACCTTATATAGCGCATCTTGGTAAGTAATATACTTTCCAGTCTTGTAGGCTACTCCATCGCCGCTCCATAAATCGTACAGATCTGCTACCTTAAGAGCCTGCTCATCATCTGTAATTTTCTCTGCAGATATTTTAGCCATCGCAAAGACAGACGCATACGTTCCCGGTGCTCCACCGTTGCCACCGTTTTCCTTCAGTGCTTCTATGTCCTGCTTCGCTGTTTCCAACTTAATCCCCATGTCATCCAATCGCTCCTCTGTTGACAGACCGGCTTTATTATTTACAACTCCATAAATTCCACCCGGATATATCTCAGTATGATCGTATCCCGTGTAATTTTCCAAGGTATCTATGATCTGCCCACGTTCTGTGACGTTCATCACCTTTGTTTTTGTTGCATCCTCAAAGATTTCTTTCAGCTTTTCCGGCGCAATTCCGATTGTCAAGAATCGCACCGCACCACCGATTTTTTCATATGACTGTATCGGCATATCAGTTGCATCATTAAAAATAAGTTTCATGTTATCATTCCTTTCTAAAAGATCTGTTTTCTGACTCCGATTGGAATACGCAATAGGAAAGATGCGTTACAATTAAATACACCAAAAAGTAATTAATTATCAAGCACACTCCCACTCCGCATCGATAAAAAGATAATTATTTGTAGCTTTTGGGATGCAGACAAACAGATTACCGTTTTCCTTCGCTAAAGATGTACAAGCGACTGGGTTTTTATACGTTCCGTCTGATGCCACTACATTTACAACAGTGTCATTTAATGGGCGATACTGTGGCGGTATCGAAAAAACATTGTCGTACACGTTGTTTGCAACTATTGTGGCAGTTGTATAGATTTCTATGTTTAGATGCACCGTTTTACCGATTTTATACGAGTTGCTTGCTACGGCTTTCCACACTCCTGCTCTTACGCCCAGATCCGTGGGCGTGAGCGTCTTTTTATCATGGTGAGCCTGTAATTGTAACAAATATGTATTTAACATAGGGATTGTCGGGACGCTCTCGAACATTTTTTCTACTTTTGTGATGCTTAACCCTTTAATTACCACTCGATAGAGCGGCATTTCCCTGATTTTTCCCGATTCGTAGAGGTTGTTTTGTGTCAGCGTCGGATCCGTTGCCGACCCGGTTGTGGATGCGCCCTGTTTGACCTCTAATGTGTAGGTGTCGATGCCACCTGTTCCCGTAGTGATGAATTTTGCTATGATGATGTCGTTTCGGTTTCTGCCGGATTGCCCGTTGACAATCTCACAGTCAATATAATCTCCGTACGGGATGCGGGCAAAATGTCCGCCTACTACGATAACTCCGTCTTTTACTCGTACTTTGTTGTTACTGATCACCTGACTTTCACATTGCTGGCCGATCATCATGACCCCATCTGATCCGACAATGCTCTGATAAATCGCTGCGTCGTCTTCCGCGTAAATATGTGCCTCCGCCGCTGGGTTGGTATTGATTGTAATTCCTTTCAGTTCTCCCATCTAGTCATCTCCTTTTACTTTATAT